GCCAAGCAGACGCTGTTGGAGCAAGCGAGCTGCTCGCATAGTGATAAACTGCTTGGCAGCGAAGGGAAGGTCTTCAAAGGCGAGCTGGACATAAATCTCCACCTTCAGTTCATCATCGAACGTGTAGGTTGAGTTCTCAACATCAAACAGCTTACCGCCACGCTGCACAACATCCGTGGACTTACTATCATCAATCGTGTCTACACGAAGAGTGTTGGCAGGGAGAATAATTTCAGAGTTAGCATTGGGACTGAGAGTGTGCTTTTCGCGATTCCAGTGCCAACCAATGCCTTGAACAGAGCGAGACGTTTCGTCAACGAGGTCAGACGCCATCTGAGCATCGACCGCAGCACCGTCTAGGGTGTTGACGGTAGGCTCGCCCATTGAGGACAAGCAGATGTTGACGGCATCTAGCTTAGTCAACGGGGTAATAGGAAATGACATCAATACCTCCAAAAGAAAAAAGGGGAGAGCCGTTAAGCCCTCCCCAAGCGAAATTAGGCAGTTGCCTTGATTTCGTACAAGCACTCAGGACGCAGAATGCCGTGGCCGACAGCCATCTTCGACACCATGAGGGTGCCCTGACGGCGGATGTCGTATTCCATCTCGCTCGCCAGATCGAGGAGCTTGACGGTGCCCATAGCCTGCGGGTGCATGAACAGACCCACGGTCGCAGACGCATCAACGGCATACTTCGAGGAGTAGTCGGGATACGTAGCCGTAGCAGAGGTGTGGTCAATGGCGAGGTTGTTCGACTTCACGATGGTGAAGCCAGCAACCGTCTGCACCTTGCCGTCGCTGTACGAGCCGTTGTTGCCGGGGTTGTAGAAGAGGTTCAGCAGCTTGTCGCTGTTGACCAGCTTGTAGTACACAGCCGGGGAGACGATGAGGTAACGATCCGACTCAGGGATGTTCTTTTCATCGAACTTCTGAGCAGCGGTGTAAGCAGCGTCAACAAGGTTCTGCACCGAGTACGACACGCCGATACCAACCGACTCAGCATCACCCTGACCGACAGCACCGTTACCGAGGCCAGACGGATCACGGCAAGCCTTAACGGCGAGCGACAGGAGGTTACGGTCGTAGGTCTGGGCAAGAGCCTGACCCATCTGAACCGAATACTCCGAGCGCACATCGAAGTGCGACATCGCTTCGTCAATGCGAGCAATGAAGGTGTTGGCGATGAGCAGATCATCAATGGTGATGACCTTCTCGTCCTGCTGGATCACGTTACCAGTGATTTCAGCGCCGGGAGTGTGGTACTCAGCCTTCGTCTTACCGATAGCCGGGAACTGAGCGGACTTACCCGAAGCAATGTTGCGAACACGGGTCTTGTCCTTCATAATCGTCTTCGCGTTGAAGGTCGTGAGGACTTCGCCAGAGAAGACCTTCAGGAAGAGTGAACGAGTATCGCCAGCGCCAAGCGTCTGACCGATACGGGAGGGGGTAGCATTAGCCATAAAATATATTCCTTCTGTACTGCGATAATTGCAGTAGTGTAATGGTTGAGGTTTGAAGTGCTCACCATGCCTACACGGTTGTCCTATTGTCGTGCGCCGCAGCGCCTATCGTTGGGCCAGAAGGTATGCGTTAGTCACTTTATAGAGCGGTTCTTGTGCTTAGACATGATCCGCAGATTGGAAGGACGGTTGTCGTGGGTGTTGTGGTTCTTATGATCCACATCTTTTCCATCACCCTTTTTGACTTTGCCCTTCTGGATCATCAGGCGACGAGCTTTGTTACGCCCTGCACGCCTTTTGATCTGTTCAGGAGTACCTTGGTAATCACGGTACTCTTTTGCGTAATCGCGAGCCATAGGTACTCCAAATCACTTACATAATGTCTGAACGTGAAAGCTTGCGCTCAACGTCCTTACGGAAAGCAGGGTCACTCCAATACTTGGGGTTAGCCATGTCTGCTTCGAGTTCAGCAACCGAGCGATACGTAGAGGCACCAGCCTTAGCGGTGGAGCCTTTGACAACACGGGTAGGCTCAAAGCCAACCTCAGCGTCAAAACGAGCCTTGAGGCCCTTTACGGCCATCATTGCAGCAGCGGAATTACCACTGTTGACTGCGCCGTTGTACGCTTTGATCTCATCTTCCGACAGATTATCTGCCGCCCATGAGGTCATGGAGTTATACGCATCTTCACCGCCAACAGTGTTAAACACCTGTGTGCGGGTCGTGTTGATAATTGCTTCCTGACCAGCGATAAACTGATCAACAAGAGCTTTCGGGATGCCAGCCTCTTCCAGCTTTGCGTAATGCTGGTCGCTTAGGCTTCCGTTTTCCCAATAAGCGTTACTAAGTTCGTCAAAGTCCAGTCCCGCTTCCTTAGTAACCTGTCGAGCTTTTTCTTCAGGCGTTTCGGTCGCTTCTTCGTTGTCGGTTCCTTCGGCGGATACGTTATCCTCCGTGGTTTCTTCAACTGGCGTCTCCTTGGTACGGGAGCTAAACTTCTTTTCTAGCTCAGAGTAGGCTTTTGCCATATCCTCTGCGCTTTTGAACTTTTCGGGTAGCCACTCTGGACGGTCGTCAGTAGAAGCTTCGAGGTTATCGTACTTAGCGGCCTCTTCTTCCAACGTCGGTTGTGCAACATCCTTAGACGTGTCAATAGACACAGTGGTAGTATCACCCATAAATCAAATTATCCTTGAGGTGGAGCAGCCTGTGCAGCAGCTTGATCTACTTGCTGCATCTGCTGATCTGAAATGCCCTTCACAACTGAAGGACCAAGTTTACCAGCGAGTTCGCCGCCCATTTGCATCATCTGCTGCTGTTGGGCCATCTGCATCTCCTGATCAATTTGCTCCTGAGTCTTGACCAGACCACCGGGGTCAATGCCAAGCGAGGTAGCAACACGGGAGATATAATCGCCAGCGTTCATATATTGTGCGAGCACCTCAGGACCCAAAGGCTGCAATGCCTTGAGCATGGTGAGGTACTTGTTGAGGTCGTGACCACGACCCAAAGCTTCGAGACCTGTGACAATAGCAGGCTTCACGACACCCTTTGGAAGGGGCGGAAGACGCTTCTGCTTCGTCATGCGATCCATAAGACGGTTCACAAGGGGAAGCTGAAACTCTTGAGAGAGGACGGAGTAGACACCACCAAGGGCATCTTCCAACTCAGCCGCCATAAAGCGGACTTCCTCTGCTGTCACTCGTTCAGCATTACGCTGCACGGCGCTGTTCATTAGGAACGCCATAGCGAGTCGGTCGGTAATCGTCTTAGCGGCCTCGTAGGCGATACGCATATCAGCCTGTTTTTGAGTCTGAAGGGACGTGACATCATCAGCCTTGCCAATAATCACATCGCCGCTTTCCGCTTTGGTCACATCCTTGAGCCTAGTAACACCGTTGGGGTTCAACAGGTAGACCACTTTGGCTGCAACGGCGCTCGCCTCAACGATTGCCTTAGACAGACCTTCAAGCGAAATAAGATCACCTAGGTACTCCTCAACATAGGAGCGACCATAGTCTTCGCCATCAATAGCACTCCACCGGAGAGCCATGAACGGAGGTTTGTCGATAGGGAAGCGGCCTTCAGAGCCGGGAACAACCTTACCGTTAATCTCCTGATACATCTTCCAGTGAACGCGCTCGCTTTCATCGTCGCACCGATAGAAGCGAGTGTAGACCTTCACGGTCTTTTCGAGTTCCATCTCCTCTCCTTCACCGCCATTATCGTCGGTGTCATCGAGAAGCTCGTATTCAGTTTTTGAGAGGGAGTAGGGGCTTACCTCGTCTTTTGCAATAACGTCGAGGACATTGCCCTGCACATCGCGCTTAACGACATAACTGTCCATGCGCCAGATGCGGTAGCCTTCTTTAGGCAAGTAGACAAGCGCGTTGCCTGCTACGATCAAATGCTTCAATGCGAGAAATGCAGGAGAGCGAAGGCCAGTGCCTTCAATCTCACTCTGAACGGCTCGCTCAATCTTTGAGAGACCCTCGTCCACCACAGCCTTCTTACCGGGAGCACCAGCAAGTTCGTCCATCGTAAAGTCATCAACGACCAAACGGAAGAACGGTGAGTTAGGCGGCAGCAGCGAGAGCAATAATTTGGAGGCTAGGTTATTTACACCTCTAGCTCCGATGCCTTGCCACGGAGTGTAATAAATCGTGGATTTTGAGTGCGCCGCTGGCGGCACAAGAGTCGGGATTGTTAGCTCGCTACAACGGCGAGCGCGATCCAGAAACGTAAGGCGATCAGACTCTAGTCGGTGATAACGTGCCTCACACGTCATCAGAGAGTCAGACATTCACATCTCACATAGTAATGCCAAGGCCAGAACCGCCACCACTTTGTGCGGGAGCCGTGTCATTGATTCCAAGACCGGAGTTACGATACTTTTTCGTGCCTGTTGCACGACGATCAAGCGTCTCAGCCTGCTTGGGAGCAGACGTAGCCGGGGCGCTCTGCTCCAACACCGGAGGCGGCGGGGGCGGAGGCGGCGGCGGAGGCGCAGGATCAGGGCTACTTCCGAAGCACATCCTCTATATCTCCTAACATATTATTTCGTTGTTCTTTGTGGAGCATCTGTAAGTGTCTGACGACACCCGCTGCACCACGGTTAATCCAAATCTCCCGGTCAGACTGACTAGGTTCTGGAGCTACGTCGGGATAGAGCCGCTGGAGATATTCCAGCAGCCCATCCTCGATGTACGGTGTTCTAATTTCGTCCATTAGATTCCACAGGACCCGCCTTTACCTGTGATGTCACAGATGTCGTGGGTCTGTACGTTCTCTTCAAACTCTGTACCTAGCGCATTCTTTGCGTCAGCGTAAGGAATAGCCGTGAGAGGCTGACCGCCACGTGCGCCATCGGGATAACAAGTGAACCCACGCAAGCGATGAGCGTAGCGAGCCAGAGTGCTGGCAAATCCTGCAACGGTATCTTCGTTGTTAAGCTTTGAACCCCATGCAGGAAGGTTGATGGTAGACGAGATAGACTGGTCCACATAGTCTTGAACGTCTGCTTGGAACTTGATGCGACGTTCATAATCTTGTGCAAGGTCGAGTGCACTTTCGATGTTAGCTGGGTCAACTCCATAGAGATCAATTAACTCCTGTGCAGCAGAGTCCACCACGTATTGGTAGTGCCACTTGGTTCCTTTTAGGTATCGCCTCTTGTAAGCCACAGCAAACAAAGGCTCAACGCCTGTTGTAGTGCCAGCGAGAATGCCAATAGTCCCGGTAGGAGCGATAGCACGTACAGCCACAGGACGGCTAACACCAAGAGCATCAGAATAGGCACGAGCAGTTTCATCGCTCACTCCTTTGTAGACGGAGAGCCAACGATGCAGCTCAGGCGTCACTTCGTATTTGGAGCCACGTTTGATCAGCCATTCATGGATGCCCATGAGGCCAAGGCCAAGGCGGCGGTTCTTTTCACGGGTCTCATAGACCTTAGCGTAGGGAAGCTTTGCCTTCAGAGTGCCACACACAAGGAACTGGGTGGCAAGCTCGACAACTTCCTGAAACTCACGGATGTCATCAATACGTCCGAGGTTCAGAGAGCCGAGGTTGCACACGTCACTATCATCGGCTGATGTGACTTCCGTGCAGGCATTGCGGAGGGTTTCGTTTTCCTTCTCGAAGAAGTTGAATGAGAAACCGGGTTCAGCAGTGGAGAGCGCCTGTTTGATGTTCTCCATAAACACTTCGCCAACGTCACCAGTCTTCCAGTAGTTGAGAAGCCACGATGTGTCGTAGTTGACGGAAATGTTCGTCATATCGAGGGAAGCAGGGAAGTTGAAGTCCTGTTGCTTGAGGTCCCAGTAGCTCAGACCAGTCGTACCAACAGGCTGGTTATGCCAGTCCTTGGAACGAATGAATGAGTGGATGTCTCCGTGCTGCCAATTCAGACTTGCATAGATGGCAGAGCGACGTGAACCGCCCTGCATCACACGGCGACCAATCTCGTTGATCATGTTCATCTTGGGGATCGGGCCGCTGGCTGTCCCGCCAGTCCTGCCCAGAGGTGAACCCTCCGCTCTGTAGACAGAGTAATCGACCCCAATTCCTCCACCAGTCATAAGGCATGACTCGGCCTTCCATGAGAGGTTTGCCCAATCTTCTCGCGTATCCTCTTCGGCCTTGAGAAGGTAGCAGTTGTTGAAAAACTTGGCTTCGCGACCAGCGTAGTAGATGTAACGTCCACCGGGGATGAACTTCATGTCCTGCATGTAGTTCGTGAGCTGGTCCTTTTCAGACTTGCTCATCAAGTCGCCACAGACATCCTCGACCAAAACACGACACAGGTCGTTCCACGTCTCGCAGCCTTCATGTGCATACTTCTGTTTGAAAATCGTCTCCGAGAAAGAGGAACGGAACATAGGGTTTTGGTTTGAGCGGAATGTCA